GAGATGTGACGGGATTAAACGAGGCTAGAGATGGTACGTTACCAGACAAACAATCATTAGTTGGGTTACAGAAACTAGCTGCTGCTAATTCTAATGTAGCGACTAGACATATACTTCAAGCAAGTCTCTATCTAACGCTTAGAACTTGTGAAAATATATCATTAAGAATAGCTGATGCTTTAATGTTTCCATTAACTATGCAAACCTTGGCTTCTAGTATATCTAGATATAACGTGGCTACATTGGAAGAGTTGTCTAAAGTTAATATGCATGATTTTGGTATTTTTCTAGAGTTAGAACCTGATGAAGAGGAAAAACAAGTATTAGAGCAGAATATACAAATAGCTTTAAAAGGTGGTCAAATAGATCTTGAAGATGCAATAGACATTAGACAAGTTAACAATTTAAAGTTAGCTAATCAAATGCTTAAGAAAAGGCGAAAAGAAAAAGAAGCTAAAGACCAACAAATGCAACAACAGAATATGCAAGCGCAAGCACAAGCAAATGCACAAGCTGCCGAGCAAATATCTTTAGCAGAAGCTCAAAAGCAGCAAGTTATCTCTGAGCAAAACATTAACTACGAACAAGCTAAATCTCAATTTGCTATACAAAAGATGGAGAGAGAAGCTCAAATTAAACAACAGTTGATGGAGTTAGAGTTTAATTACAATATGCAACTAACTACAGCTCAATCAAAAGCTAAGCAGCAAGATGAAGCTTATAAAGAAGATAGAAAAGATCAAAGAACAGAAATGCAAGCTACACAGCAATCTGAACTTATAGATCAAAGAAAAAATGATTTATTACCTAAAAACTTTGAATCCGCAGGTAATGACACTATGGGCGGTTTTGGTTTAGAGCAGTTTGGCCCTAAATAATTTTATATTAACTATTATATTATATTATGTCAGAAGAAATAAAAGAAAACCCTAAAGGGGAATTAGAACAAGGTGAGTTTAAGGTTAAGAAACCTAAAGTAAAAAAACTTACTAATAAAAAATCAACAACATCTAAAGTAGATTTATCAAAAAAAGAAGAGGTTAAAGAAGAAAAACCCGTAGATAAAGTAACTATTAAGGAAGAACCTGTAATCAAAGAAGAAAAGGTAGAAGCTAAAGAAGAAGTAGTAGAAGCGAAAGAAGAAACTGCATCTCCTATATCTGAAATTACAGAAGAAGAAGAAGTTGTTGAAGAAGTAAAAACACCTATAGTAGAAGATGTTGTTGAAAAACAACCAGAAATAAAACTACCAGAAAATATAGAAAAATTGGTAAGTTTTATGAAAGATACAGGTGGAACTGTTGAGGATTATGTTAGACTAAACGCTGATTACTCAAATGTAGATAAAGATACTTTGTTAAGAGAGTATTACAAACAGACTAAACCACATCTTGATACAGATGAAGTTAACTTCTTATTAGAAGATAATTTTTCATATGATGAAGATTTGGATGAAGAGCGAGATATAAGAAAAAAGAAACTCGCTTATAAAGAAGAAATTGCTAAAGCCACTAACTTTTTAGAAGAGACTAAGAGTAAGTATTACGACGAGATCAAGTTGAGACCGGGCGTTACTCAGGAACAAAAAAAAGCTATGGACTTTTTCAATAGACACAACGAAGAACAAAAAATGGTTAAACAGCAACATGACAAGTTTAAATCAACTACTAAAAATTTCTTTAATAGTGAATTCAAAGGTTTTGAATTTAATTTAAATGATAAGAAGTTTAGATACGGTGTTAATGATGTAGACTCTGTTGCTAGTAATCAATCTGATCTTACGAACCTAATCGGGAAGTTCTTAGATAATAAAGGGGAAGTTAAAGACTATAAAGGTTATCATAAAGCTATTTTTGCAGCACAAAATGCTGATACTATCGCTAATCATTTTTATGAGCAAGGCAAAGCCGATGCTGTTAAAGATGTAATGGCTAAATCCAAGAATTTAAATAATGACCTTAGACCAACGTCTACGGGAGATGTTTTTATTAATGGTATGAAAGTAAAAGCAATTAGTGGTGTAGATAGTTCAAAGTTAAAATTAAGAATAAATAAAAATAAATAAACTAAAAACATATAATTATGGCTTTTAACACAAGCGGAGCATTTCCTGCTACTTTAGTACCTCATCAAACGCAAATGACTTTACAGTCTAATTACTTGCAGTTTGACTCGGCTGCTGGTGGCGGAACTTTCGCACAACAATATCTACCTGAGCTTTATGAAGCTGAAGTAGAAAGATACGGAAACAGAACTTTATCTGGTTTCCTAAGAATGGTAGGCGCTGAAATGCCTATGACATCTGATCAAGTAATTTGGTCTGAACAAAATAGATTACACGTTTCTTATGAAGGCTGTACACTATTGGGCGGTAACTTATCAATTTCAGTTCCAATTGAAGTTGGTAAAGAAAACGCGATTAAGGTAGGTAACACAATTTTAATGGCTAGCGGATTAGTAACTGTTAAAGCAAGAGTTAGTGCTGTTGCTGCTGCTGGTGGTGGCCCTAGAGTTTCAAATGTTACTTTTGAAACATATGAAGCTGCTACTGCTGTTGCATTAGGTGCTGGCGCTACAGACATTAAAACGTTTGTATACGGTTCTGAATTTGCAAAAGGTTCTGGTGGTGCTGATGGTGCTACTTCTAACTACGCAGGAATGGAAAGTATTGAACCTACATTAACTCTATTCTCAAACAAGCCAATTATCTTAAGAGATAAGTTTGAAGTATCAGGATCTGATACAGCTCAAATTGGATGGGTTGAAGTTGCTACTGAAGATGGAACTTCTGGATACCTTTGGTATCTAAAAGCTGAGTCTGAAACTAGACTAAGATTTGAGGATTATTTAGAAATGGCGATGGTTGAAGCTGTAGAAAACGGTGCTGCTGGTGTTGTTAATCCTGGTAATGGAGTAGATGCTAGCAACGGTTCTGAAGGTTTATTTGCTGCTATCGAAGATAGAGGAAACGTTTATAACGATTTCGCTGGCGCTGCTGCTCCTGGATCTGGTGCATTAGGTGATTTTGATGCTATCCTAAAACAATTAGATACGCAAGGTGCTATTGAAGAAAATATGTTATTCTTATCTAGAGCTACTGCTCTTGATTTTGATGACATGATTGCTGCAATGAACGGAGCTTACGCTTCTACTCAAGCTGCTTCTTACGGTCTTTTTGACAACGAAGCTGAAATGGCGTTAAACTTTGGATTTTCAGGATTTAGAAGAGGTTCTTATGACTTCTACAAAACTGACTGGAAATACTTAAATGACTTTTCAACTAGAGGATTAATTGGAGACATTGACGGAGTAATGATTCCTGCTGGAACATCAACTGTTTATGACCAAAGTCTAGGATCTAACATTAGAAGACCTTTCTTACATGTAAGATATAGAGCTTCTGAAGCTGATGATCGTAGAATGAAGTCATGGGTTACTGGTTCTGTTGGAGGTGCTTATACTTCTGATTTAGATGCAATGACTGTTAATTTCTTATCTGAAAGATGTTTAGTTACACAAGCTGCTAATAACTTCGTGTTATTTAAGTCAACTATATAATTATTAACATTTTAAAAGATAGAAATTATGGCTAAATTAATAGAAGCAAAATACAACACCGATCAACCTTTATATATTCCTTCTGAGGAATTACTAAAGATTGTCGCTGCTCACGGTTCAAACAACTGTGTTTTTACTTACATTGATGGTTCAACTATTACAGTTGGTCAAACCCTAGCTGACGCTGCTGCAGCTAGAGCTTTAGAAGCTAGTTTACAAGCTTCTTGGTTAAAGTGTATAAATGCTGGTCCAGACGCTGCTGGAACTGTACTAAATACAAATGTATTTACTACTGCAGTATAAACAATAATAAGATCCCGCTTCGGCGGGGTCTTTTTTAATTATTATATTATATTATATTATGGAAACAAAAGAAAAGAAAACTACAGCCAAAGCTGTGGAAACTCCTAAAGTAAAAAAAGATACTTGGGAAATAAAAGATAGATACTACCATTTACTTAATGGTCAATCGCCTTTAACAACTAGAATCAATTCAAGACATTCTGCAAGAAAACCTCTAATGTGGTTTGATGAAGAAAAACAGTATAATAGAGAGCTTAGGTA